TATTTCAGTAGCCGTGAATTTAGTTCTAAATCCTCTTACAACGTTTATAAGTGTTCCAATTTCTGGAATGAACTTATTCAATGTAAGAGTGTCATCTGTATTAGTCGTTGTTTCTACTTTCTTAACATCTGCCCAAATAGTTTTTCCCGATGCAGTCATTAATAACTCAACGTAGTCACCTACAAAAACCCCATTTAATGGTGCGGCAGTTGTTATAATTTTCATTCCATCTGTTACGTCAACCGCATAAGTTGATGTCTGTGCAAGAACTACTTCAGTAGTATTATTTTTATTCGTATGAAAATAACTATTCAATAAACTTGGATGTTTCAGTGCTTTAGTTAATTCATTTCTTATAAAGTTGTCACTCTTTCCTTGTAGTTTATTGTAACTCAATGGAATTGATATTGGTTCGTCTTCAATGAATAGACTTCCGTCTGAACCAGTTACACTCAAGTTAGAGTGATGTCCAGTGGCATCGTCAGTTTCATAAAAACGTGAGTTGCCAGCAAATGATGTGTTCACTGATTTAAGTTTACTAATTACATTGTTTCCCAACGATAGAGGATATACATTATAATCTTGTGCATTGACCATTCTATCTTGCGAATAATAACTTCTTGGAGCAATTCTTCGTACACTAGTATATGTTTCACCAGCGAAGTTTTCACCAAAGTCAAGTGTACTTGACATTGTTAATGTGAGTCTATATGTTCTACTGTCAGTTCCGATATACGGAATTGTTATAATTTGGTTAACGATATCATTAGAGTTTACAGAGAAATTATCATTGTCAACTTTTCTATACCATGCTCTGTAGTTGCCAGACGCCGCGTTGCCAAAAACGCCATCTGGATAATGTAGTGCAATTCCATTATTGTCTATGGAATTAATACTTACGATATCTCCAGAACCAGTACGCAAACTATTGTAGATTGCTGTTTCTCTTGTGTCGTTGTCGATTGATGTTACACTCGATACATATGTTCTTGCCGAGTCTATCTTCTGGACCCATACATCAGAATTAGATATATCAATCTCATTTATTGTTTCTATTCTATTTGATATTTTATTATTGTATGTGAAATCTTGGTATTCAAGTGAGCCCGCAACTGCGTAAACAAAGAATCCAGTTCTATCACTTGCTGAACCCAAACTGTCATTTCTATTAATGATTGTAAAATTGTTTGTTACTTTTGGTTCTGCTTCGCCAATCTTAGTGTTCTCAGTATCTAATTTTACTGATACTGCTTCAAATCTTCTACTCTTTCCATTAATATTAGAAGAGAATGAGTAATTTACACTTTTTGCTGTTGTATCTTCGTTTATATTATACACAGAATGCTCGACATCTGAAATAGTTAATGTAGATGATGGATTCTGAATTTTAGTTGTACCAGAGAAAGAAGAATTTAGAATACTGATAAAGTTCTCATACCAATCTATATCGTTACTGTCATTCCAAACGACATTCTTACCAGCCAAAGTAACACCTTCATTATCAAGTACATCTTCATCGGTCGTTATACTAGTAATCTTCATGAAGCCTTTTGCGTTGATTGGTCTAGTTTTGTTGTAACCTAACGTCTTTGCCATTTGTAGAATACTCGCTCTACGTTCAGCAGTGTCCATAAAGTTCTCTCTAGTATTCATGTCTAATCTGAATGCTAAACTGTGTCCCATATATGCGACTAAATCTAAAATTGCGACAAATTCTGAACTTGCAATGAAATCATTAAATTTATCAGGATAAGTTTGAACAGTGTAGTCTAATAATGCTTCTCTAATAGTATCGAAGTCGTATGCTTTAAGACTGACATTGGTAAATGCAGTATATACTGCTGTCCAACTCTCACTTGCAAATAAATTATCGGTTCGTTCTTGGCTCATATTATTCTCTCTATTATTCTCTATCTAAATCTATACTTAGTTCTACTGGCTCTTTCGACGGTAGAATTTCAAGGCGCACGATTGCGTTAACAGTGTGATCAGAATCTGTAACCTCGATACTAAGAAAGTTGCATCGTGGATCATCTTTTATAATTTCTGTTAAATCTTCTTCAATTAACTCAGTTGTTTCAGATGTTAATGGTTCAAATATCATATCATGAATAATAGAGCCATAAGTAGGTAGCATTATACGTTCGCCCTTGCGAGTCATGATATGATTCATAAGGTCTTCTACCACCAAATCTTTATCAGTCAACTCGTGATTGATTGCTTTTTTATTTTTTGTACTGAAACCAGCGAATAATGGCATAATGTTTTTCTCTGTAGTTAATTACTAAATGTATTTATCATGGTATAAACTTCGCAGTTTTTGATTGACAAATAGGTCCAATAATGTTATCATAGTATATAAATAATACTAGAAATCACAATAAGGATAACAAATTATGCCAAATTTAGTACCAATGGTCGTTGACCAATCAGCAAATGGAGAACGCAGTTACGATATTTTCTCTCGTTTATTAAAAGAAAGAGTAATATTTTTGACTAGTGAAGTCAATGACTATCAGGCAGACTTGATTTGTGCCCAGTTATTGTTCTTAGAAGCAGAGAATCCAGACAAAGATATTCATTTTTATATCAATTCTCCTGGCGGGGCAGTAACATCTGGCATGGCAATATACGACACGATGCAATTTATCGGGTCTGACGTTGCAACTACTGTGATGGGCCAAGCATGTTCTATGGGTTCATTACTTGCTCAGGCTGGTGCTAAAGGAAAACGACACGTACTACCAAACAGTCGCACTATGATTCATCAACCTAGTGGCGGTGCTGGTGGACAAGCAACTGATATGAAGATTCAAGTTGATGAGATGATGAAAATGAAAGAGAGATTAACTCAAATTTATGTAAATCATAATTCTGCTGGAAAGAAATTTGATGAATTGACTGAGGCGATGGAACGTGACAATTTTATGTCAGCGGAAGAAACAGTTGCTTTTGGATTAGCAGATAAAGTTATAGCAAGCCGTTAAGAAAAACTTGGTACGTAACTGAACATCTTTGCAGTTTTCATTTTTCGCTGTGCTAATTTGTCATCTACTCTGCCATTTTTCATTAAACCTGTTTGAATTTCGTCAGTTATCGCATACCAATCTTTTGCATTTATAAGAGCAATCACTGAACTATTTTCTATAGTACTAGTGCCTTCATTATAGAAGTGATATAATAGTGCGTCATATTGTGGTTGTGCTATTTTTACTTTAATAAACTTTTCTAATATGTTACCGATATTTCGTAATTGTTTTTCTAAAATAAATTCAGCCATTCCTTTTGTTATCTTTTTAGATTCGATATCTATGCGAGTACCCGCAACAGTTATATATCCATAATTTACTTCAGTATCTGATATCTTATAATTGTAACCGACAAAACTGTCTGTGACCTCAAGTATTGGTTTGTTGTCACGTATTATTGCATCTTTACTCATTGGTGAAAACGTCAAGGTGTTTATACTCTCTAAGTTGACTTTCACATGAGATAGTATGTAGGTTGGTTTGCCCTTTGTGCTATATCCCGTTCCTAAGTACGTACCAGTGGGTGTTATTACGTGTAACGGCAACTGTATGTAATTTAATAATGAACCTTTTCGTTTGTCAAAAATCATAATCTATCCCTTTGCATTCTCTTTACCTTCATCACTTGCTGCCAAAATCGAATATGCACTTGCTGTGTCTTTTAATTCTTTTGCTTGTGGTCTAAGATATGGTTCATGAGTTGGCATTGATGTAACAATGGTCTCTTTGAGTTTTGTACTTTCAGAATTTTGCATATCTTCCATTTCACCAACTAGGATGAGTTCTGATTTTTGTGCAATTGGTCCATTCAGATGTAATAAGCCACCAGTAGTCACTAAACAATTAACTCCAACATCAACATTCATTCCTGCTTCACTTTGTAAGAACTGTGTTCCTTTGCTTCGTAAATGCAATTCTTCAGTAGCATTAATCTTAGTGGTCTTAACACTACGCATATTAATATTTTCACCTGCTTCTATGTTAATATTTTTATCAGCACGAAGATTAAAATCTTTTTCTGTTCTCATATTCAGTGAGCCTTCTGCGTAAACCATCACTTCGCCGTTTGCTCCTATTTCTACCCAGCCCGAACCACTGCTGTTGATTACATGGATGAGGTCATTTCCACCATCTAAAATAATACCAGCACCAGATTGTGTTGTTATTCTTATTTGCTCAGGATGAATTTCACCCGTATCATCGATACTGCCGTCATCCATTGTGATTGCACAGCCACCAGGTGTTCTCATTCCGTTAACTTTTGGTAATTGCGGTATCTTATAGTTTGCATCTCTATGAGGAGAAGCAGTAGATGAGCCTCTTACATAATCACTGTATGTTCCTTGTGCGGCTGTAACCGCATTTCTTTCGCTGTTCTTTATGTCTTCATCTGCGGCTTTGGCCTCATTGATTGTAGTGGGAGTCGCTTTAGCGGCGCCAATATTCGCAAATACTCCTTCACCTTGGCCATCTCCAGATATATGTGGATTGCCTCTTGAGCCTCCACTTACAATATCCGGTACCTGTTGTGCTGTTGCTAGCCAGTATCCATCAGTTATGGAACCCACTTCAGCAAAGAATACAAAAATGACTGTACCTTCTTTGTCGGGTTGACCAAATGAACCAGTAGCACTAGCATGTTGAAAGAACATCGGATTAGAGGGATTACCGTCTAATGCAGGAATATACGCGGCTAATCTGCCGCGACCAGTAGGGTCAATGTAAACTTCACCAGTCGTTGGATTTTTAAGAACAACCACAGCCTTGTACATACCTTGTCCCAGTGCAGTAACCATAGGAGAATCTTGATGTTCTGTCTGTTTATCTAGTATATTTCCGAAAGTTGATTTAGTTGCCATTGATTATTCCTC